AAAGCAACTGTAGTTCCTAATCGTAATAAAATTTTTAGCTCAATTATTCAAGCAGCTGCTTTATCAATTGCTGAACAAACAGGTAAAGATTGTGCCATTGCTATGGGAATACATGCAGGTGATCATTCAGTTTATCCTGATTGTAGACAAGAATTTAGAGATGCTGATTTTAAGGCATTTAAATTAGGTAACTGGGGATCTGAAAAAGTATATCTTCATACACCTTACTTGTTAGGTGATAAATTTGATATTTTAAAAGATGGAGAAAAATGTTGTGAGTACTTACACTTAAATTTTGATAAGGTATATGCTAAAACAAATACATCTTATAAACCAATCAAATTAAAAGTTTATTACAATGAAGGTGAAGACACAGTTGAATCAGAAGAATGGTTTAGTGATTACAAATCAGCCTCATCTGTTGAACGAGTAGAGGCATTTATAAAACTAGGTCGTAAAGATCCTGTTCAATATGCTGACGAATTCGGACCAGTAGCTTGGGAATATGTAAAAGAATTCGTATCTTCCGTCCTAGATGAACACGCGAAGACAGTATAGAAAATCATTACCATCACAACAAATGTATGTTATTATCAACAGGGAGGGGGAAGTATACACGGGACTAATTAAAGGATACACTCAGTGGTCCTATGATTGGAAACAAGCAAAACCCCTCTATGTTGAAAACACAACCTTACTCCTAGAGGAAAATATGGGAGCAGAATTAATTAAAGAAGAAGAAATTATATGAACCAACCAGACCCAAAATTACATCAATTAGTCAGCTTTTTAAAATCAGCTGTTAGAATTACAGGTTACCTAGCTTTACCTTTTGGTATTGGCCTTGGAGTAACTATTTTAGTTATTAGTGAACTTATTGGAATTATAGAAGAATTAGTATAAAAGATGGTGTGATCCTTGATTTTTATAATATTTATGATCATGGATCACACCAAAATTTATTACTTACATTTCGGAGATAATGTTCCTTTTTATGTTGGAAAAACTAGAAATGAATATCATAGATTAGCTAATCATAAAAAGACCTTTGGAGATAATATTCATATGAAAATAATTTCTGAAGTTTTAAATTGGAGAAAATGGGAAAAATATTATATTAAAAAATTTAAAAATCAAGGATATAATCTTCAAAATAAAAATAATGGAGGTGGGGGCCCAGAAGAATGGACAAAAGAATCTATTCAAAAAATAAAATCCCATCCAACCCGAGGTAAAAAAATAAGTGAATCTAATAAAGGAAAATCTAAATCTAATAAAGGAAAACTCTTTACTGAGGAACATAAACAAAAAATCAAACAAACCAGAGACTTTTTAAAAACCAGAAAAAATCCCTGGCAAAACACACCAGTATTACAGTATAATTTAGATGGAAAATTTATAAAAGAATGGTCCTCACAAGTAGAAGCTACTAAATATTTAAATAAAACAGGAGATGGAATAGGAGCTTGTTGTAGAGGAAGACAAAAAAATGCTTATGGTTATATTTGGAAATTTAAAAACTAATTATTATATTAACTAACATGAAACAAATATTTTATTTTACAAGTCTAGGTTGTGTGCCCTGCCAGACTCTTAGTCCTGTAATGGATAGGGTAGCAAAATCAATATCCGTAGAGAAAATAACTACAGATTATGAAATGGATAGAGCCCGTGGTGCAAATGTTATGAGTGTTCCTACTGTGATACTCGTGGAAAACGGACAAGAGGTTCGTAGATTCACAGGTGCAAGATCATATGAACAAGTAATGCAATTTATCAATGGGTAAGTATCAATCAACAAAATTATTCGACAACTATTCAGTTGCTATTAGACAGTGGAAAGCACAACATTCACACTGTCAGTTATTACACGGCTATGCTTTGAAATTTAAAGTATGGTTTGAATCAGTAGAACCACTAGAGGAAAATCAGTTAGATGAAATGAACTGGATTCAAGATTATGGTGGGTTTAAATCTGTTCCTGTAGGAAATGGTTTGAAAGACTGGATGGATTATATGTGGGACCATACTTTATTGATCGAAAAAGACGATCCATATTTGGATTTATTTGAATCAATGAATCCAACAGTATGCCATTTACGTGTTATGGATAAAATTGGAGCAGAATCAGCCGCTAAATTGGTTTATGATAAATTCAATGATGTATTTTCTAAATCAGGTGGTGGTCGAGTTAAAGTAACCAAAGTAGAATGTTGGGAAGCAGATAAAAACTCTAGTATTTACCAAGAATAATTTTAAGGGAGACCAGCATTTTGGAAACCCCCTTAATATTTATAATCATGGGAACACAAGAATATCACGCTAAGTACTATGCTGAAAATAGTGCTAAAGCAAAAAAACACAAAAAATCATACGAAAAGAGAAACAAAGAATTTATAACTCGTGTACGTAAAAAATTACATTGTTTAAAATGCGAATTGAAAATATGGTATTTAATAGAATTTCATCATTTAGACCCTAAAACAAAAGAAATAGGTGTAACAAACTTACAGTATAATGCCTATAGTATAGAACGTATAAAAAAAGAAATTAGAAAATGTGTACCTCTTTGTAGAAATTGTCATGCTGAATACCATCACTTGGAGAGACAAAAAGAAATTAGTACATTTGAACAATATTTAAAATATGAAAGAAAATAAAAAACCCGGAAGACTAAAAGATTATAATAAAGTACTTCCTGTATTAGAAGTTTACACCTGTATCCAATCAGAAGGAAGCAGACAAGGCAGACCTACTGTTGCTATCAGAACAACTGGTTGTACTCACAGATGTTGGTTTGGAGCAGGAGGTTGGTGTGATTCATTTTACACAAGTATCCACCCAGAAAAAGGAATTTACACCTTTAATGATATTATTAAGATTTATGATGAAAATCCTGAAATTACAGAAATGATGTTAACAGGTGGTTCACCTACAATGGTTCCTGATTTGTGTAATGAGTTAACTCATTTTGCTTACGAACGTGGTATATGTATAACTATTGAAACAGAAGGTAGCCACTTTGTTGAAACCGATTATCCATTTGGGTTGGTATCTTTATCTCCAAAGTTTAGTAATTCTGTTCCTGCTCTTGATGTTACCACTCCAATGGGTAAGCTCGTGGATCAGAAAATGATCGACCAACACAACAAGCTTAGATTAAATAAAGAGGCAATTCGTAAAACTTTAGATTATCATACAGACTATCATTATAAACCAGTTTATGATGGTACTCAAGCTACAATGGAAGAAATTGAGGCCTTTAGAATTGAAATGAATATTCCTAAAAATAAAACTTGGTTAATGCCTGCTGGAGATAATAGAGAGGAATTAATTAAACAATATCCAATTTCGTTAGAAAAAGCATTTGAAATGGGTTATAATTGGACAGGTAGAGATCATATAATAAGTTATGATCAAAAGCGGGCTGTATAATGGAATTACTATCAACACATCCAATTAAAAAATCAGATTTAGGATTCAATGGTAACCTATTTGGTGGTAAATTACTTAGCTGGTTAGATTCCATTGTTGTTGCTTATGCAATGGAAAAATGCCGAACTCAAAATATGATTACTATAGCAATAGATAAATGTATATTTAAAAAACCTGCTAAAGAAAGAAATCTAGTAAAAATATATGCCGAATTAATTAAAATAGGCAACACATCAGCAACCTTTAGAGTAGAAGCAAGATCATATAATGTGTTTAGAGGTGATGAGACTATTTTATTAGAAACTAATATGACATTTGTACGAGTAGATGAAGAAGGAGTACCAATTCCTATTTCAGAACAAGTTAAAAGAACATTTAATACACCACCATCAAAATTATGATATCATTATTTTTAATGGCACTCGCAGGGATGTGTAATGCCCTTTATGAAATTATCTTTGTGTTTTTTGATCAAAGTATTTTTAGAAATTTAAATCCTTTATTTTGGAATCCTGAAGTAAGTTGGCCGAATAAATGGGCACAACCTTTTCCCCAACCCACAGAAAACAAGTGGTATTATTTTGGTTTTCTTCCTCGCTATAAAGAACGTTTTCCTTATAGCTCAACAATATTTGTTTGGATGACTGATGCTTGGCATTTATTTAAAGTTATAATGTTAGCTTGCATTATGGCATCTATAGTATTATATGTTCCTATGATAAGTCCTTTTATAGATTTTATTTTATTATACTGTACATTTACATTTGTATTTACATTATTTTATGATTACATTTTTAGAATAAAAAATTAATATAATATTTATAATATATGAAACCACAAATAACATTTTTTTATACCAACGAGTGTGGTAAATGTGTTGATTTAAAACCTATTATTTTTGAAATTTCTCAACATATATCAATTGGTTTAATAAATACTCATGAGAATGATTTACTTACTGAAGCTAATGGAGTACAATTTGTACCAACTTTAGTAATTGAGGATGAAAACGGAAAACATAAATTTGAAGGACCCCAAGAAATAAAAAAAGTTTTATATGAAATTGTATCTCCATCAAAAACAAATTGAAAATCGTATTCATGAGCTAGCTCAAGAAGTAAACGATGCCCATTACTTAGATGATAATCCATTTGTAATGGTAGGAATCCTTAACGGAGGATTTATGGTGTTTGCTGAATTTGTAAAACATTTAAATATCCCTATTGAGTGTGACTTTATTAGAGCAAAATCATACACAGGTAAAAAACAAGGCAAAATAGAAATTACTAAAGACATTGAGTGTAATGTTGATAACAAACACGTTTTTTTAATTGATGATTTTGCTGATTCAGGAAAAACAATCCAACACTTGATTGCTGATTTAGACTTTAAAGGAGCTAAAACAATTTCAGTAGTTACTTTATTTAAACGTAAAGCATCTCCTAAATTAATTTTACCAGTAGATGGAATTCATTACAATGGTTTTGATGTAGATGAGGAATGGTTAAAAGGATATGGATTAGATGATGAAAATGGTCATGGTAGAAATTTAAGAAGTGTTTATTCAATTTGATTTGTTCATTTAAAAAATTATTATTATATTACAATATAAGTTATGGAAAATAAAAAAACATTTACACTCGATTTAGAGTGTGTAAAACAAGGTTATGCCAACGGTATTGCACCCGGTTTCCCATTCACCGAAGAAGAAAAATGGTCAATGGTAGATGAGGCAGCAGAAGCGTATGGTAAATTTTTAGATGCTTTACAATGTGATTGGAGAAATGACCCAAATAGTTCAGATACACCTCGTAGAGTAGCTAAAGCTTACGTATTTGATTTATGGAAAGGCCGTTATGAGCCAATGAGTGAAATTACCTCATTCCCAAGTGATGGGTATCAAGGAATTGTATTAGAAAAAGATATTCCTTTAATTAGTCAATGTTCGCACCACCACCAAACAATTATGGGAGTAGTTCACATTGCTTACATTCCTGGTCCTGAAGGTAATGTGGTAGGTTTAAGTAAATTAAATCGCATTGTTGATCATTTTGGACGTAGAGGAGCTATTCAAGAACAACTTACTATGGCTATCCACAATGCTATTGATAAAATATGTGAGGGAAACGTTGGAGTAATGGTTATGGTTAAAGCAACACATAATTGCGTCTCATGTCGTGGTGTAAAACATCAAGGTGCTTCTATGATGACAAGTGAAGTAAGTGGAGTGTTTGCTGATCATAGTAAAACAGCTAAAATGGAAGTTTTAGAGATGATTAAGATGGATTAATAATAAAGGGGAATATTTGTTTTTGTTTTTATATTTTTTAATATATTTATTACCGAGTATAATATTCTATGAAAAATAAAATAAAAATAGGACAAAAACATGGAGATTGGACTATTCAATCTAATCCCCTTATTCTTCCTAATAAAACGTATCGATCTATTTTAGTTAAATGTAAGTGTAATAACGAACAATATATTAGTGTATCGTCAATAATCCAAAATTCTTCAACTAAATGTTTAAGTTGCTCTAAAAAAGAAAAGAATCAAAAAAGAGATCTTCCAATAGAAACTAAATATGGGGAATGGAAAGTAACAGGACAAAGTTTTACTGACAAAAGAAACAATACTCTAATACCAGTTATATGTTCATGTGGGTATAAAACTGATATAAATAAACATGATTTATTAAAAAAAGATTCTCATATGTCTTGTAAATCTTGTTCTTTATTTAAGGGGGTAGGTGATTTAACGGGAGCATATATAACAGAAATAAAAAATAGAGCCAAAAAAAGAGGATTTGATTTTTCTATCACTACAGAATATCTTTGGAATTTATTAATTCAACAGAAATTTAAATGTGCTCTAACTGGGTTAGATATAACTGTTAATAAAAATTGGAGAAAACAATATTTTACAGCATCTTTAGATAGAATAGATAGTACTAAAGGATATATAATAGGAAATGTTCAATGGGTACATAAAACTATAAACAGATTAAAGTCAAATTTTCCAGAACATGAATTAATATATTGGGCAAAATTATTAATAAAACAAAATAAACTTGGAAATACAAATAAAACTAATTAAATTAACAACATATGAAAATGAAGTTAGGTGGTTTTGTTGAAATATTAATCCGTGTGATTACATTTGGACAAGGCCACCGAATTGCTTTATTCATAGCCAAAAAAATGGGTTATGATGATTGTGGATGTAAAGCAAGAAAAGACAAGCTAGACTTGTTTTGGGACAAAATATTAAATAAATTAAAATAATGTTATTAAATTCAAATCAAATCGCAAATCACGTTATTGAATCAGATTTCTCTAAACGTGCACAAATTGGCATTGACCTGTCAGTATGTAAAATTGAGCGTATTGATGTGGGTTCTGTTGTCTATAAAGACAAAACTCATATTGATGCGACAGGTTATCATGAGCTTCCAACTCAACTTATAGACAATAAGGATTGTTGGAGATTAGAAAAGGGTGTTTACTCGGTTACATTTAACGAGGGTATTAAAGTACCTGCTAATGCTGCTGCTAAAATTACTCACCGTTCATCTTTGTATCGTACAGGAACTATTATAGAATCACCTTGGTGGGATCCAGGATTTTATTGTGACCAAATGAACACAACAATGATTGTAACAAGTGTTATTATTATTGAAAAAAATGCTCGTATTGGACAAATTGCATTCTGGCAAGTAGGTGAGGTAGGAGAGCAGTATGGTGGTGAAGGAAGCCAGTGGCAAGGATTAAACACCGCTTACAAACAATAATTTTTACATTTTCTTAATTTAAGGCTTGGGAAACCAAGCCTTTTTTATTATATTGACATCACATGTATCAAGCTGTATTTTACGATAAAAACGAGAAACAATATTATTTACGTGATGATAGGTGGGATGGTTTTAAAACTGTTCAACATTGGCCTACCTATTATGTAGCTGATCCAGATGGTGAGTTTGTAACCTTAGAGGGTACACCTGTATCTCCTGTAAAAAAGATGGATGATTGGAAAAATCCTAAATACTTTGAAAAGGATGTAGATAAGGATACTCGATTATTAGTTGATTATTATTACGAATCAGATGATACTCCCAAGTTCCACAACATTGTATTTTTAGATATTGAGTGCGAAATAGCAGGAGCACTAACTCCCGAAAACATTCGTAATCCTAAAGGTAAAATCACTTCCATTGCTCTTTATGATAATAATTCTAAAAAATATTATTGTTTAGTTTTAGATGAAAAACAAATTATGAGTCCTAAATCTCATGATTTTAAAGAAGTTATTCCTTATATTAGTGAAAAGGATTTATTAAATGGATTTTTAGAGTTGTGGATTAAATTAGATCCTACAATTTCATCAGGATGGAATAGTGCATTTTTTGATATGCCTTATTTGTATTTCCGTATGAAAAACATTTTAGGTGAGGAAACAGCATCTTACTTGTCTCCAATAAATAAAGTTATATATAACGAATATAACAGTGATGACCCGCTAACAATTGGTGGTATTAATCACTTAGATTATATGTTGTTATTTAAAAAGTTTATCACTAAACAAGAACCATCTTATCGTTTGAATGATATTGGTACTAAGTATGTTAAGTTAGGTAAGATTGATTATGAGGGTTCGCTTGATAAATTGTTTGTAGACGATATAGATAAGTTTATTGATTATAACTTACGAGACGTAGAAATTATTGTTGAGTTAGAGAAAGCACAAAAATATATTGAGCTGACAGTTAATATTTGTCACTTATGTCATACCCCATATGATACAATTTATTATTCAACGGTTTTAAATGATGGTGCTATTTTAACTTATCTCAAACGTAAAGGTATTGTTTCACCTAATAAACCAACTACTTACAATCCAGGCTTAAGAGACATTAGTGTTAAAAAGGCTAAATTTGAATATGAAAAGGGTAATATTACAAAAGATGAATACGATGAAATAATATTATTAGCAGAATATGCTGGAGGTTATTTAAAAGATCCGGTGCCTGGTTTATATGAGTGGGTTATTGATTTGGATTTTACTTCCTTGTATCCCTCAATTATTCGTTCACTTAATATGGGAATTGAAACATTAGTTGGTAGGGTTGTACATAGTGGTAAATTTGACAACCAGTGGTCATTAAAGGAATTAAAACAAATGGATCCTGAAAGAGTTGTTAATATTGAAAAGATTAAAAAAGATAGAACAATTTCTATCTCTAAAATTAAAGTAGGTGACCTAGTAGAACTTATTGAAGAAAACGATTTATATATTTCGGCACCTGGGGTAATGTTTCGTAAAGATAAGTTAAGTGTTGTTTGTGAAATTTTATCAGACTGGTTTGCTAAACGTCAAGAATATAAACGTTTAATGAAAAAAGCATATAAAGTTGATAAAGACCCTGTAATGGGGGCTTTTTATGATAAACGTCAACATGCTTATAAAATTAAATTGAATGATGTTTATGGTGTATTTGCTATTAATGGTTGGAGATACACAGATGGTAATAAGTTTATTAGTAAAGCTATTACTTTAACAGGACAACGCCTTACAGTTGAAACAATTAAATTTTGTAATGACTACATCAATAATGAGATACAAAACACTCCTTCAGGGCAAGGTAATAAAACATAAAGTCTCTGCCTAGTAAAGGTAATAAAATTAGATTTTGTAATATTTATAATAAAATAATCATGAGTATTACAAAAATATATTTAGTAGAAAATTGTTTTGGAGATTCTAATAAAGTTTATATAGGAAAAACTAAAAATTGTAGAGAATTACCTCATAAAGTAACTTATGGGGATCAAATTATTTATAATTATATTGATGAAATAAATAGTTTAAATTATAAAGATTGGGAACCGTTAGAAAGTTATTGGATAGAACAGTTTAGACAATGGGGTTTTGAAGTAATGAATTATAATAAAAAAGGAGGAAATGGAGTTGAGTTTCATACTCAAGAAACCAAAGATAAAATGTCTAAACTTAAGAAGGGAAAGAAACATAATAAAATACATTGTAATAAAGGAATATCTAACCCTAAACTAAGAAAACCAAAACCAGAAGGATTTGGAGAAATGATGAGACAAGTAAGACAAGGAGTATCAAAACCAGAAGGATTTGGTGAAAAAGTTTCTAAAAATAGAGACCATAAAAAAGTAGCTGAAAAACAACAAAAACCAATATTACAATTTGATTTAAATAATAATTTAATAAGAGAATGGTCTAGTATAAAACATGCTGCTGAAGAAACTAATAGTAATGCTTCTACTATATCAAAAGTATGTAGAGGTATTTTTAAAAAAACTAATGGATTTATTTGGAAATTTAAATAATTTTTATTATATTTATAACAAATGAAAAACATGGATGCTTTTGATTTAAAAAAATATTTAATTGAAAATAGGATTAATGAAGTAGGAACTCCTGAACAAGAAAAAATTCAAAAAATAATCACTCAATATGTTAATTTAAGAAAAGCTATTGATAGTCCAAACTATCCTGATACCCCTCATACTTTTGCTGTTATGAAAAAAGTTGAAAATATACTCCAACAAATGAGCCGAAAGGAAAGTTTTAGATTATCTTTACTTAAAATGTTACCTACTGAATATCAAGATTTCTTAAAATAAAACTAAATAAAAGACTTTAATTAAGCTTGGGAAACCAAGCTTTTTTTGTTATATTTAAATGTTATGGACAATAAAGATTATATTATCACATCGGATACCGATTCTCTTTTTATACATGTTAAAGATTTATTACTTCATAGATTCCCAGATATTGATTTAAATAATAGAGAAGAAGTAGTTCCTAAAATATTAGAAATAGCATCTGAACTACAAAAAGTATGTAATGATAACTTGCATGTTTTAGTACAAGAGTTATTTAATGTAAAGTATCCTGATGAACCTCACTATTTTGAATTGAAGCAAGAGGTTGTACTTGATAGAGGTTATTTTGCTGGTAAGAGAAGATACGCCCAACACATTGTTAATAAAGAAGGTGTACCAACAGACGAACTAGATGTTAAAGGATTAGATTTGATGAAATCAAATTTCCCACCATTATTTAAAAAGTTTGGTGAACATCTTATTAATGAAATTATGTTTGGTAAACCTAAAACCGATATTGATAAACAAATATTAGACTTTAGAAACGAAATAAGGACAATTAGTTGGAGGAAAATCTTAAAACCTACAGGATTAAAGATAATGAAAGAATATCTAGCATCTCCTCCATCAGCAGGTGAAATATTTTCTAAACTTAAATTAAAATGTCCTATTAATACTAAAGCAGCAATTTATACAAATGATATTTTACGATTTAAGAAACTAGATAAAAAATACCCAACATTCCAGATTGGAGATAAAATTTATTTAGTATACCTAAAAGATAATCCATACAGAATAGATGCTATAGCTTTAAATGGTTATAATGATGCTCCTGAACTATTAGAGTTTGCTGAAAAGTACATAAATAGAGACGGTTTGTTTGATAGTGTTATGAAGAACAAATTAGAGTCATTATATTCGGATTTAGGATGGGGTGCTGTAGTACTTAACCCAAACATTAATAAATTTTTTAAATTTTAATATTTATAATAAATAAGTTATGATTAATAAAACAGATTTAGTTTCGATTATTTCAAAGTATTTCCTAAACGGCAAAAACGAGGCCGTTAAATGGGATATTAAAGACAACAAATTAACAATCAAGTTTAAAGCCCCGGACAAATCAATGATTGGGAGTGTCACTTGTGATACTTTTGATTTAGAGGATTCATCCATTGGTATTAGTAATACTACTCAACTACTTAAGTTGTTAGCTATTACAAATGGTCCTTTGAGTTTAGAATATACCAAGCAACATAAGTTAATTACAAAACTTATTGTAGCTGATAACCAATTTACACTTAATTATGCTTTAGCAGACACAATGATTATCCCTCCAGCAGGTGAATATGTTGGTGATAATATATACAACATTGAGGCCACGTTAGATAACGAGAGTATAAATTCTATAGTGCGAGCAAAATCGGCTTTGGCCGAAACCGATACAGTTGTATTTAAACCGTTTACTAACGCTGATGGTGATTTACAATTAGAGATGTTATTTGGTGGTAATATTGAATACTCAAACAAAGTATCATTCTATATTCCAGACATTCAAACCCACGATTTACCAAGTGAGTTTAAAGTTAATTATGATTCTAACATGATTAAAGAAATTATGTATTGTAATAAAGACGTAGCACATTGTACTATGGGAATTAATTTGGATGGAATTATGAAATTAGCTTTTGATAACGGAAGTGTTAAAAGTGAATATTATGTAATTTCTAAAGATTATTAATATGAATATTCCACTAATTGCTGTTAAAGACGACTTGTATCATGTTATTAGACAAATTCCCGAACACTCAGGAATTGATACAAACCTATTTAAAGGTTATACAAATACAACTCATGTATTTAGGAAAGATGGAATGTTTTGGTTTGTTCGCTTAATAGAGGAAGCCGAAATTATTGAAGAAGAGCAATCACTTCTTGAAGAAAACTTGGAGGTATAAAGAAGAGTTCGTATATTACCGGAAATAAAGACTGTTATGACAAAAGAAAAAGAAGAGTTATCCAACAACACGTTTATTAGAGACGTAAAAATTGAACCTTATTTTATTGGTAAGGATTCACATTGCTACACAGTTTATGAAACTATTACTCCCGATACTCGTTATACGGAAAATAATGTAGCTGGAAAGGATTATACTAAAGCATTAGGACATTATAGTAATTTTGGAAATTGCTTAAAAGCAATTGCTCGTAACAAAACAAACGACAAACAAAATTATAGTTCTATTATGGAATATCTTGAGACATACAAACAGATGGAAACATCAATCAACGAATTAATTAATACAGGAATATAAATATGACGTTTATGTGACGTTTTCAATATTTAATCAATCTTTATTCTCTCTTTAATATGTATAATCGATAATGGGACGCCTTAAAAAATATTTAACTGAAAATGAAAAGTTAGCTGTTAAAAAACAACGTGCCTATGATTATTATTGGAAAAATAAAGAAAAACAAGATGAAAAGTCAAAACAACGTTACTGGAATAACAAAAATTTACCTAGTGACTAATTGTTATAATAATCCAAATTGGGTTTATATAGGTAAAACAATAAATTCTAGAGAAAAACCCCATAAAAAAACTTATGGGGACCAAATAGAATATACTTATATAGATGAAGTAAATTCTTTAAACAGAAAAGAATGGGAGCCTTTAGAAACATATTGGATACAACAATTTATATCTTGGGGTTTTGATGTGTTAAATGTTCAAAAAAAAGGGGGTGGTGGTCCTGAGTATAAGACCAAAGACTCTAAACAAAAACAATCTTTATCTATGTTAGGAAGAAAACAAAGTGAAGAACATATAAATAATTTAAGTAAATCACGAAAAGGTAGAGTTACAAGTGAACAAACTAAACAAAAAATCCGTGAATCTAATAAAGGTAGAGTGTTTGATGAAGAACGTAATAAAAAAATAAGTGAAGCTAATAAAGGAAAAATAAAAAAAGGGTTACGTAAACCCGTAGAAAAATATTCTTTAGATGGAGTTTTACTACACACCTACCCAAGTGTAAATGAGGCTTTAAAATTATATAGTGGAGTATCTGCTGTTCTTTCTGGAAGGACTAAAAGTAGTGGTGGATATATTTGGAAATATAAAATAATTTAATTATATTAATAACATATGGAAATAACAAAAAACACACAACAACGACTTGAAGCACTTTATAATGCTGTTATCGTTAAACCAGTAGAGGCAGAGGAAACCTCATACGGTGGCATTATTGTTCCCGATTTGGGAAATGAGAAAAACAAACTTGGTAAAGTAGTAGCCGTTGGAAATGGTTATTATTCAGTAACAGGAGTATGGATTGAAACCATTCTTAAAGAAGGTGATACCATTATTTTACCTACAATGGGTTTTAGTAAACTAGAACATGAAGGTGATGAGTATTGGATCGGTCCTGAAAACCAGGTACTTGGTCGATTAGTAGAAGATTTAAGTGACGTACCATTTTAATAAATAATATATGAGCAAAATTATAGA